CATGCATCATTGGCAGAAATTCTGAATCTGTTAGTCCCTTGAAACGAAGATATGGTTTCATACCGTCATACTGAGATGATGCTTTTGATGAACCGTACAGACTTGTTGTTTCAAAGAGACAAGTATTCATGTCATACTTCTTGTTAAGTTTTTCACGAATCCAATGTGAACAACAAATGGCAGCAAGCAACTTACCGCCGAGATAATTAAAACCAAATGGTTGACTAGGTACGATAACGAAACCCATAATTGTGGTGTTATTGAATGCTGATGCGGACTCTTTTGTTTGTGTAAAAACACCATCAAGCATTTCATTTCTTGGCTTCATATTGATAACTGGCGAACCAAGACGAATAAAACCAATCCACTTGTTTGTTTTCTTTTCTAAGACTGCCAAACGAAAACAGCGACCAGGGATACTAGTCATATTTGCATGACTTGAAATCATATTCAGATAAATGTCCCAAGTATCTTGTGGCAGTTCAACAAGTTCAAACTCCATATCATTTGGGTTAATACTGAAATCGGAAAACAAATCATTTTCAAGTCCCATGCCAGGCAGGCCAGGTGGTCTTTCTGATAGACTGTTTAGTTTTTGGTCACGAATGTAGTCATCGATTTTTTTGAATTTGTCAAAATAATTTGAAAATACACTTGCACAATGTATTGCTTGATTTTTTGTCAAACTCATACTTTGATACCATCAAACTTAGAACCTAAGATTCTTTCACGATTACCAAAAGTATTTAATGGCGGTGTATCATCTTGTCCCGCATCGATGATTTCATCTTGTGCTGATTGTTCTGCATCATACAAACGCATTTTTGGTCTATCAACACCAACAACAAATCTCTTGTAATAATTAGGATCAGAATATCGATTCTTCAATTGTTTCACAAGAATCTGATTCAGACCTTCAAGTTCTTCATTTGTCACCAATGCAAACATAAAATCGGCAGTTGCAGGCAAACCAAAAGATTCTGAAGTATCTTCCAAACCAGGGTCTGAGTTTGAAAATCCACTTCTTGTGGTTTGAGTAGCACTCACAACAGGCAATGCAAACTCAACGGCAAGACCACGAAGTTCTTCAGCGATAGACTTGATGTAAGTATAACTGTTCACATTACCACCAGGTTTGATACGAGCAGATGAACAAATATTTATATAATCAATAAAGATGATATTTGGTTTGAAATTCTTCTTCAAACGCAGTTCATTTAATAATGCACGAAAATGTAATACAGATGCTGATGCAGTAGGATATTCTTTGATGATGAGTTTACCCTGTGTTTTCGATTTCAATACATCAAACTTGCGTTCATAATCAAAACGACTAATCGTTTGCAATTCATTCAAATCAATATTTAGCAAATTAGCATCGATTCGTTCCGCAATTCTTTCTTCTGCCATTTCAAGTGTGATATACAATACATTATGACCTTGACTAATACAACTTGCGGCCATATGACACATGAACAACGATTTGCCAACACCTGTACCCGCAAGTGCAATGTTCAAAGTCTTAATTGGCAAACCACCTTTTGTAATCTTATTAAAAAGATCAAGATCAAAACGAACGCGAGTTTCTATTCGGTGATAGAAATCAAATCGTTCACTGAAATCTTGCATATAATCATGGCCAACATTACTGTCAAACGAAACACCAAGAGCATTTGCAAGTAGTCGTGGAATTTCACCTTTCGATTTTTTGGCAGTTTTTTCATCAAGAATCGATACAGATTCCATGATGGCATTATAAATTGCTTTATCTTGACAAAACTTTTCAGTATGTTCTATTAGCCATTGCAGTTCAACCTTTTCATTTTTATTTTCATCAAGTGCTTTTAGAAGTTCAATTGATTCCTTTACCTGTTGATCGGTAACATTTGTTTTTTCATTAAAATTGATTACAAGTGCTTCGTATGTTGGAAGATTTTTATATTTGGTTACAAAATCATAAACTTCTTGGAAAACATTTCTCTCATTTATATCGGAGAAATAATTTGGCTTTATAAAAGGTAATACTTTTCTAGTATATTCCTCATTATAAATCAAGTTTTTCAGTATTGATAACTCTAAACGGTTCATCATCTATCTCTTTTTCTTTCTTAAGTATATTATTATCAAAAATTGATACCAAAATGTCACCCATAAGTTTATCGAATTTTTTATTATTATGCAAATCTTTCAGTTTAAAACTGCCTTCATGATCAATAAAATAATCAAATTTTATTCTAGCCTTTTTGGTACCATCGCTCGCTAAGCGCGCTTCTTCTTCTTCTATAACTTTAACTTTGCCATAATGATATATAACACCTTTAAATTTTCCATTTAAAATACGAATAGCCGAAATTTTTTCAAGACCATCCATATCTAAAAATTCATAATCAACACCTTCTTTAGGTAAAGGTTTTTCTTTTTTAGTTAACCACGGCTTCATCTTCTTTCTCTCGCATAATTGAACCATAAGCAATTTCATACTTCTGTTTCACAAATTCTTTAAATTCGGAATTACCTAACAATGGTTCCATAAACTCAGGTGTTTGTGTTACATCATAACGAACTTTGTTGCCAATTTCACCTGTTTTTCGGTCGACCATTGCATACCAACCAGACGAGGGTTTGGATACAAAATTACCTTCAATTGCGAGATCAATCAAACCAGAATACTTGTTGATTCCTCCTTCAAATGCAACTGAGATAGGAATCTTCGATTTCTCTTTCACATAACGAGATTTTTCCACATTAATAATAAAATTGTAACCTACAATCTCTGTGCCTTCTTTTTCTTGTTGGCGACCAACGATATAAATGTTATCGGCTGCATAATAGCTGCCTGAGCCTCCTCCGACGATATCTCTTGGGTACATTGAAGCCATTTCTTTGTAAGTATGATTTACAACTATCATTGAAATATCTTTTAAATTTAGGTGTGGTATTACCATTCTAAACAATGATTTAACTTGTTTTGCACGGCTCATATCGGTAACAGATTTACTTTCGAGAGCATCCTCTACTTCTTTCTTAGATGCTAAATTACCAATACTATCTAATATAATGATAAGTTTATCACCACGATCCACTTCTTGAAGTTGTTGCATTATATCGAACTTCAACTGCTCAATGTCAGTCAAAGGTGTATGCAGAACTCTGTCCCTATCAATCTGAAATGTTTCGAAGTATTTTACAGGCGTTCCGAATTCTGAATCATAGAATAACAATATTGCTTCAGGGTATTTGTCCATGTAAGCTTTTGCCATCAATAAACTAAAAGCAGTCTTAAAATGTTTTGATGGACCTGCCCACATAGTAAGACCAGGAAAAATACCACCATCAAGGCGTCCTGATAGTGCCACATTAATCATTGGCACATCTGTTGGTATCATATCTTTTTCAGTAAAGAATTTTGATTTGGATAGAATTGCACTATCCTTAATCGTTGTGTTCTTTTTCAATTTATCAAGTAAACTCACTTAAATTCTCCATCTATTTTGGTAATTTTATTTTTTGGTATGTGTTCTATATTATCATCTATAAAGAAGGATTCTAAACTAGAATCACTAGGTGTGTCAATCACTTTTTTCTTCTTTGCCTTTTTAACTTCAACTTCGGGTTTTTTCAACAACATATTTCGCAGAGCTTGTTGCGATGCAATGAGAAGAAGAATTGCAAGGGGGTCAAACACTACAATAATCGTGATAATAACAGTTTTTACTGCTTTATCTATAAACGAAGGATCATCTTTTGAATAAAATAACTCGGCGATATATTTAATCGGACCCATTTCTGCCGTTAATTTATTTTCTTCTTTCAATAAAGGTAATTTCTCATTTGTGATTCGTTTTAATTCGGCCTGTGTTTCCTGTATTTGACTGTCTATTTTTCTCGAAGCAGTTGCCGGGTCGCCAGCTCTTTGTAACAGATATTGCAATCGGTCTTTTGTAATCTTTTCTCGTGCTTCTAATGTTTTAATTTGCACATTATTTGAACCAATAATCACATTCGATTCTAGGTGTGCTTTTGAAAGATATCCAAAGATACCCATTGAAGTAATCAACATCAATAAAACAATTGCAGTAATAAAATAGTAACGCATAATTTTCACAGTATCACTCCAATTATTATATAACCAAGATACTGTTATTAATTTTGCGACCTCTAAAACAGAACCCATCAAAATGATTGGCCAAAAAGAACCAGGAAATATTTGTGCAAGACCAATAACGGAGTAAAACGCCGCAATAACCGATAATGCGATTGCAGTTAAAAGCGGTAAAATTACTTGTATCATGCAAAGAAGTCCTCAAGAGAAGACCGCTTTTTAGTTTGCCAACCAATACAATTAAGAATAATTTTAATTGGTTCGATAAATGATTTTTCAAATTGCAAATCGTAATTCACATATTCATGTAAACCAAACTCTTTAGGTAAACGAACGGGAAAAGAAATCACATCTTCTTTCAATGGATTTGGTGTTTTAAGATATGTAAACTTCAGTTTTTCGCCTTCTTGAATCGGGGGGTAAGATTTAGTTAGGCACTTTTCTTTCAACATGTGGTTATACATAATAGCACCACGAACATGAATAGGCGTACCTTTTTTATAGAGACTTACGGAATCCGAATATTCTTGGAGGCCATTGATGCCACGGGGAAACGCAACATCTTCGGGTGATAAAGATTTGAACTCTTGTTTGAATTTTTCAATAAAGTCTTGCACATCTTGTTCGGTTGCATTTACAATTAAAGAAATTATGCTTTTCATCTTATCAC